TTAACCACATTATTAACTAATAGTGGTATATTTGGTGACTTTTCTGGAATGATATCATCAATATCAGCTTCAGTTATGTCAATAATAACATCAATAATAAGTGCTTCCTTTATTGAAGGATTGACACTAAAACTACTAAATGTAGCAAACATCATTGTAAGTCTTACAAGTATGGCTCATCAAGTTGTTATTTATGCAAAAAGACATAAATATACATTTTGCTTGGCAACTGCCTTGCAAGGAGCTAAAATAGCTTATAATGATCTTAAAGAAGAAATCAAGCAGGAAGAGAACACTGCAATACCATGTTCAATAAACTGGATTAAACCAGCAATCACAGCTGTAGTAACAGTTTTATTTGCTGGTATGACCAAAATAAAATCTATAGGTTCAGCTGGTGTACTCAAAATGATGAGTTTCATTAAAGGCGTTGAACCTGTCGCAAATACTACAACTAAAGTAGTTGATTGGATCATGAAAACAACATGTGACTATGATATGAATGGATTACAAAGTATTCAAGAACAGCATAAGAGATTCATCAAACGTATAACAGAATTGGCATTATACCACCTTATAAATATGTTCTTGATTCTGTACTATACCAAGAACTAAAGAATGCCATAAAGGAGGCTATTGATATCACTAGTCAAAAAGTACCGAAGGAAATTTCTGAAACAATGAAAACAAGCAATGCAATTCTTGTTAAATCATTACATGATTTACAAGAAATACTAAAATTTGTTAATTCGATTTTAGGAGAAAAAGATCGCCAAGAAACATTTATGTTCATGATGGAAGGTCCAGGAGGACATGGAAAATCTAGAGCAGGAAAATATCTTGCTATAGAAGTTGCAAAAGTACTTGGATATAATCAAAACATCTACAATTTACAAAAGGAAGGTGAATATTATACCCCTTATGGTGGTCAAGACATTGCCCACATACAGGAAGTATTTAGTTGCCGAGTAGTTGAAGATAAATTTCTTCCAACTGCAAATTCAATCATTTCTGGTGATCCAACAAATCTTGAAGGAGCATCACTTGAAGCGAAAGTCCAACCCTGTCGCATTAAACTGGTAGCAGGAACAACAAACAATTCCAACCCCAACATTTGCCGTAAAATGGTTGATGAAGCTGCAAGAGCCTTTTGGTCTAGAATAATGAGAGTAAAA